AGACGACGACGAAGACGCCAACAAGTCGGACGACGAGTTCGCGAAGCTGTCCAAGGGGGCACAGGACTGGTTCGAGAAGGCGGCGAAGGCGTTGAGCAAGGATAAGGTACCGGGAGATTTCGCCGATGCCAACAACGATGACAATGATGACGACGAAGGAGAAGAAACCGTGACCAAGATTAAGCGACCGGCGAGCAAGAAGGCCAAAACCAACAACACCAAGAGAACTACGCGCTCTCGGCGAGATCCTGATGCCAAGTACAAGGTGAATCCGGAGTACAGCGCACGTGAAGGCACCATGATGGAGACACTGGTCAACCAAGCGAAGACACTGCGCAGCTTCACTCGTGACCAGCTGGTCGACGCCTCCAAGAAAAAGCTCACCGAGCAACGCGCCCGCCGCTTCATCGCGTGGTCCCTGGCGAACGACGTGTTCATCGAGGCGTAAGCCTCACCGTACAAATGGTGCCTCGGGCGAAGGATTACCATCACGGCAGCAACCATCCAGGAAAACCGAGGCATAACTGGATGGAACAGGGGGAGCTTTATGCAGATCGAGGCATTCAGCAAGGCATTACTGGAGACCGGCGATCTGGATCCGGTCTACATCGCCATCCACCACAGCAACCTACCGCCCAACACACTCCACCGCCTCTGCGTTGCGTACTGGTGCTTGTATCACCTAGGTGCAGCCGCATTCCTGGCTGAACAACGTGAGCGCAATTTCTGGACTGCACTCCAGTCTGCTGCCGCTAACGAAAAGAAGTTCTGGCCACGTGGTACTGAGCGCCGACACTGGCGTGGCCAGCAGGCAATACGTTCCGTAGACTCCCTGATCAACCTCAGCAAGCGCGACGCCACAAGCCTGGTCCAGATCTGGAGCGCACCAACGTTCAAGCAAGTTGCGCAGCGGGTGCAGCAAGCGCGCGGATTCGGTCCATGGATCTCGTTCAAGGTTGCAGACATGTTCGAGCGCGTAATCGGCGTTGACGTTGACTTTAGCGACTGCGAGCTAGGCTTCTACTCCGAGCCACGCAAGGGAGTTGCACTCCATCTAAAAGGTAAGGCAGACGCTGACGTGGACAAAGCCGACATCAAGAACGTAGTCCACCACCTCATTCACACCTTCCGAACCCACAAGGCACCACCGCGCAACAACCGCCCAGTCAACGTGCAGGAGGCGGAGACGATGCTGTGCAAGTGGAAGAGTCACATGGGTGGCCACTACGAGATCGGCAAGGACATCCGCGAGGTTAGCCACGCATTGAGTAACTGGGGCGATCTTGCCAGCGAGCTGAAGCGCCACATGCCAAAGGAGGTGGTATGAGCATAGTCCTGTGGATTAAACAGACTTTATGTTGGCATGATTGGGATTGCCAAGGAAATCCTATGCAAAGAGGATACGTCCCTTGGTTTCGCTGCACGAAATGCGGCAAAGAGGAAGGATTAAAGAAGCATTGGTGGTTCCTATGATCCACCTCGAGGGGATGGGACTGCTTGGCAGCTTGATCGCCAACGCGCTGTACTACGCCAATGTCAAGTTCACTTGGCACGACACCGACAACCGATACAACGCTTGGCAGGCGTGCACCGGTGCGATCTACCCTGCAGGTAAACCTGGCTCGCTAGACTTCGAATGCTATGCTGCCTGGCGGCAGGTGATAGACCTTCCACTGTTCGAACCGTACGTAGAGGTAGCTGACTACACCTTCAACCACCTGCACGCTCCTCACGAAGGACAGTACCGCACCACTGATATTGGCCACCTGCGAGTCTCCGAGCTGGAAAGCCTCCACCTCAATGCCCAAACGTTTGTACCCGCTACGCGTGAGCGATTCGCAGCCTGGCGTGCACCACCAAAGGACAACAAGATCCGCGTTGTATCGCATGGCTTCAACAACCGCCTGACACACGTGTATTCGGGCTGGACGCGCAAAGTGAAGCTCCGCTATCACCGCAACTCAGCAAAGCGGATGTCACTCTATCTCCGCCGTGGCCGCTTCGTGATGTGCTATGCCTACCCAGTGCCCAGTGAGTCGTGGTGGTACGCTGGCTCCGCACTCATCAAGCAGACTGCACCGCGCGAACTGGAGATGCAACGCAAGTACGAAACCTGGTGCCATCACTTGCAAGAGCTGACCGCTGGTACGGTAGAGGTGGAACGGGAAGGCCCATTCATGCAAGGTTGGCGACCAGCGCAGGAAGGGCTGGAGATGGAGATGAGTGCGCATTGGGTGCGCCCGGTAGATGGACGGCTGCACATCCCGCCACTTTGGCACAGTGGTCTCCGCCACGCACCCAAGGTAGTGAATGACCTACTAGATACGCTTGGCATCAGCAACAGCATATTCCAGTGGAGCCCAGAACATGACGATGATAGTCAGCCTGCGCGGCACCGGCGGGTCGGGTAAGAGCACGGTGGTGCACACCGCACTCAAGCGCTGGCGGTCTGAGGTGGTGGAGTACCTGCCGCTCAAGCGCGGTCGAAGGCCACTGGTATATCTTGTCTGGGCACCCGAGCCGTTCTTTGTCCTAGGCTCCTACGAAACCGTATGCGGTGGCTGTGACACCATTACCAACTACGCCGAAGTGGTGCCAGTGCTGCTGAAGAGGTACGCGCCGCACGCCAATTTGCTGTTCGAGGGATTGCTGGTCAGCCACACGTTCGGTCGCATCGGAGAGCTGATGCAACAGATGGGACGCCAGCACGAGATAGTCTTTGCGTTCCTGGATACACCGCTGGCAGTCTGCTTGGCGCGCATCCAGGGCAGACGCACTGAGCGCGGCGACGATAGACCAGTCAATCCGAAGCACACCACTATCAAGCATGAGTACATGCCCAAGTTGATGCGCAAGCTAGACAGCATGGGGTTGCCTACCATAGAGATCCATCATTGCTACGCATTTGAGGAGGTGATGTGCATTCTGGGAAACTAAACCATCGGCCACTACTGCGCTTCATGAACGAGCGTCACCGGATCTACCTGCGTCGTGTGGCAGGCGAGGAACCGCCCTGGACTAATGATGAAGTCCTGCAACAGTACAAGTTCACCAATGTCTACCGCGAACTAGACCGCGTGACCATTTGGATCCGCAAGAACATACGAGAGGCATACGCCAACTCGAAAGACCTGTGGTTCATGCTCTGCATTGCACGCCAAATCAACTATCCGGAGACGCTGAGCACACTCATACAACAAGGAGGCTGGCCAGACAAGGACGACTGGTCATGGTCTCGTGCAGCAGGACTGGTGCGCGAGCGGATGGCGCATGGGGAGATTGGCTACGGCAACGCCTATCTGCTGGTGGGTGGGATCCAAGCCATCAAGCCACCACCAAAGGACAAACCAGAGTTCACATTCAAGCACGCGCTCAATCCACTGTGGGAGGACCGAGAACAACTGAGAAAGAGGATGAACTCCACAATGCAGGAGGCAACTCTAACGCTGGCAAACCGGTTTGCGTGGGGCGGGTTCCTGTCATACGAAGTCGCGTGTGACCTGCGGTGGACCAAATTCTTACAGAACGCACCAGACGCCTGCACCTGGGGCTATGCGGGACCAGGCGCTATTCGTGGGCTGAACCGTCTTGCTGGCGTGCCTGTCAATACCCCACTGCGGCAGCTGGACGCTTTGATTTGGATGAATAAGCTGTTGCAGCAGATCAGTGAGCAATGGCCACCCAACTGGCGAGCATTGGAGATCCGTGAGATCGAACACAGCCTATGTGAGTACGACAAGTACGTGCGAGTGAAGCAGAACGAGGGAAAAACCAAAGGTAAGTTTGACGCAAACGAGGCTTACAGAAGGAGACCGATACGTGTCCCTGATGACAATAACGGCGCGGAACGTCAATGATGCATTGATAGAAGGTTCATGGTGGTTGCACGTTGCAGGAAAGTCAGCGACAACACGCAATGGTACTGTTAGACGCGCACCTGGCCCCGTTATCACGACCTACACTAAACCGCAGGAGCGGGTGCTGTTCAACAAGAAACGGGACGCCAACCCGTTTTTTCATTTCATGGAGGCGTTGTGGATGCTCTGCGGATCGAACCGCGTGGACTTTGTGGCGCAGTACGTGCCACGCATGCTCGAGTACAGCGATGATGGTGTGACACTGCACGGTGCCTACGGCGCGCGATGGGGCGTGCAGCCGGACGTGATCGGCGCCCACCTGGCCAGCAACCCCACATCCCGTCGTGCCGTAATCAACATCTGGGACCACACCAAGGATCTTGGACGGCTGAACACCGGCAGGGATCTGCCGTGCAACACCAACGTCTACTTCTCCGCAGCGCGTGGTGTGCTGGACATGACCGTCTGCTGCCGCAGCAACGACATGCTGTGGGGAGCGTATGGTGCCAACGCGGTGCACTTCAGCGTATTGCAGGAGTACATCGCAACGTTGACAAAGCTGGAGATGGGTACCTACACTCAATTCAGCAATGACTTCCACCTGTACGACAACGCTGGCTGGGAGCTGCCAGTACTTTCAGACGGCACTGAATCCAGATACGGCTCAATCAAACCATACCAGATCGTGAACGAAGACTTGTCAAGCTGGCGCGAGGATCTGCGGCTGTTCATATTCAGTGGCCACCGAGAACCACGCGCCAATGATTACCAGACAAAACAATTCCGCGAGACCGTGGCGCCAATGCAGCGAGCGTGGCTGCAATACAAATCAGATGCCCTGACGTTCGCCATAACAACCGCCCAAGAGATTGCTGCAACAGACTGGAGCCTTGCTTGCGCCGAGTGGCTACAGCGAAGAGTGGAGAGACGTGATGCCAAAAGCAAATGAGCGGCAAGTTGGAGGAACGCACTACAAGACAGGTACGGACGTCCCAGAGCACTGGGATCTCGCCATCATGTACCATTGGGATCCTTTTCAGTACCAGATTACCAAGTACGTCATGAGATGGAAAGACAAAGACGGAGTGAGTGACCTCGAGCAAGCGGCGCACTTCCTGCAGAAGTACATAGAGAGCGCAGACAAGTTCATCCCGCCTGCAGCAGCCGAACCACCTAGCTTGGATGACGTGTGGGATAAAGTGAGTGGGCACTTGGAGCAGTTTCTGTTCGAG